TTGAAAAATACGGGTATCGGACCTCGTGCCTTGGGTTTGCGTAGTATCGCTTCGAGCTTCGGAATTAGAGCCCCCAACTCATCTACTGTCAAGAGACCAAAAGGCTTTCCTGATATGCGGGGGTTCATACAAAACTCATTGACTGCTGCAAAGGTCTTATCTGAGGTATCAACACCGAGGCGTTGCATACGGTTCAAGGCTGCCGAGCGAGCTTTACGCAATCGCTCTTTGTATGCCTCATAGCTTTCCCCACGCTGCTTGCCTGATTGTAGGCAGTCGCACATATCCTCATACTCGGCAGCGGTCATCTCTCGCAGTGAGGAAGTACGCCCATCAGTGAACTGCGACACCAGAACCTCCTTGTGCTGTTCGAGGTCGATGTGCTTCTCCTTTGCCAAGGCGTAGAACCTTGAATAGTTGCGTTTTCTCTTACTCATAGCGCTTTAATTCTTTTGCCCCTGCAGGGCGGTTCTTTGGGGTAATCGTTGCATCAATGAATATGGGCATCTGTCGTTGTCGTGCCACTGCCAACTCAATCTGTGCCCCCTCACTTTCCAAATAATCAGGCAAGAGATATATGGCATCGCATCGAAGCAGTATCGAAATATCTTTGCCCATCTGGTCCTCCCACGCTGCATCCCAAGGCAAACCATTGTCGAGTGGGTTCTTGGGTTCTAACCCGAAGCGTTTTACTTTGGCGCACGCTCTTTGGAACTTTGATATTACTTCCGAAATCGGCAACCCTGATATCTTGCCGCTGATATAAATTGTTTTGATTCCCATAGCTTATCGTTTTTGTGTTTTACCTTCCCAATATCTCTTGGCTCCATCCTCCCAGATGGTATATTCGCCTGTCGGTCCAATGAAGCGCCCTTTGCTGAAAGCCTTGTAGCCCTCTACCCATATTTTGAGCGATGCGTCATACATCATACGACCAGCTGGGCGACCATCGGGCATTCGTCCTTTGGTTTGGCTGACCAGAATAATGAGTTTGTTTTTATGGCGGGCTGTGAACTCCAAGAACTGCTTATAGGTCATCTGCGTACATTGCACCGAGTCGATGACACAGAAGTCGGCAGAACGGGGCTTTGCAAGGCGGTCCGACAACTCTTCGAGCGTCATCCTGCCGTCTATCTGAAACCTGCTGCCACAGTCAGTCATACCGAGTCGGCGCAGGGTGTTCTGCATCGTTAGGTCTGTTCCCTCCTCTTTGGAGAGGTAGATGCCTCGAAGTCCGAGGTTGCAAAGAGCTTTGCAGAACAACACCACTGCCGAGGTCTTACCATTACCAGAATTGCCCCAAAAGAACACCACGCCTGAACGACCTATCGGACCGATGCAATTATCCCACGCACCCCCAAGTTCCAGCGTTTTGAACTTCTTGGCGAGGACCTGCTTTGCTGATAATGTTCGTGCCATTTGAATTGCGTTTGAATGGTGTTTGAATAGTGTTTTAGAGTCGTGATGCTGCCAATATGCGGAGCTGCTTGTGAATCTCCTTTTTCACTCGGCGAATATCGAAGTCTGCCAACTTTGCATCGGCTACCACCTTGTTGATGTTCTCATCAGCGGTGAGCCCATTGGCAATGCAGATGGCTCTGACCTCAAACTCGTTCACTTTGGTCAGCTGCACGAAACGGCGGCAGATACGAGAGTACATCTCTGCGTAGCCCTTACGGTCTGCTGCCACGCCTCGGTTGATACGCTTCTCAATGTAAGGGGTTGAGAGGAACACCATACCGCACTTATCCTCCAACGCATTGTAGAGCGAGATATAATAGTACATTACCGAGTCGGTCAGTTTGTCGCCCTCGTCAAAGATGAGTAGCGGGTGGTCGAGCGTTACCAGCTCGGCGGTAATAGCTGCCAAAGTCTCACGCACGGTCAAGCCCTCGGTACGAATACCAATCTTGCGGGCGAGCTCACGCACAAAGTCCGACTTGTGCATATCCTCCGAGCAAGGTAGATAAAACACATTCTTGTGTCCTCTTGCGTAGATGGTGGCTGCGGTGGTCTTACCGATGCCCGCAGGTCCTACAATCCACGATACATTCTGGTACTGCTGGGCATCTTCAAGGAAGGTGCTAACATCTTTGAACGCTGCGGTACCACACAACTGCCAACCATCGACTTTGTTCGACTCAATTTGCGAGCGTATATTGCAGAACATCTCGTCGCTGATGTTCTCAAACTTGCCCTTCAAGATGGCGTTTACTGTTCCTGCACTTGTGCCTTTGAGCGAGTTCGCTGCTTTGGCTTGACTTGGGTAACGGCTAACATACTCGGCTAACTTCTCCGAAATAGCCTGTTTCTGTTCGAGTGATAATTGCTGTGTCATATCTCTAAAAAATTGATTAAAGTCTGTTCAATGCTGCCATAGGGTCGTAGTCCATATTGCTGACCGCCTTGGTATATTCTCCCAACGATATCGGCTCAACTCTCTGCTCGGCTGGTACCACTACCAGAGAGTCGGCGAGCTTCTCATATTCTCGCTCTGATATACCTTTGGCTGCAGGGGTACGATATCCGTACTGTTCAGGAGCCACCCCATGTTCCATTTCGAGGGCGTGAGCCTCCACCTGTCGGCGTATGCGTTCACGCTTGTTTGCCTCATCGTTCCAGCGGATAAAGTCCATTTCGCCCTCCTGCTGCTCCTGTATTGCTCGGTGTATTGTGAGGTATGGGTATGCCATTGCCTCAAAGCGTAAGCCCATAGGAGTCTCGGTGTAGAGCATAGCACGGTCAAGTTTCTGCGGGTCAAAGCGGACAAAGAACTCACGCCCTGTGTTACGGCTACGCCACTCCATATCGGGCATACCCTCCTCGGTAAGCACCTCGAAGGTGTATTCCTGCTTCTGATATTGAATTTTGATACCGCCATTTGTGAACACGCTTGGGCGGTCTGTGCGAATCCAGAACAGGTCCACCATATCGTACTCGGATACTGCCACCGCCTCGGGGTTTACACTATCCCAATACATCTTCTCACGAGCGATACCTGTTGAGTGATGAGCCGAGGCGTTCCACTCCTGACGAGCCGTAGCATAAGCCACCATCAACTCCTCGTATGTGTATAGCTGCTCCTTGTTAGCCTCGATAAATTCTCGGTTGATTTTCCACGCCTCCTTTGACGAGATATTACCGCCTGTAAATCGCCAATCTTTATGTAGCACCTGCTGCTGGAACCTACCAAATACAGACTCAATACTCTTGCCCTGTGCGTTATATGGGGCTGTTGGGCGAGCTACTCGACAGATTGATGAGAAGAACTGCTTTGCAATAGCCTTCTTCTGACCGCCCTGATTATCGGTTACAATCTCAAATGGTTTGTGCCCAGCGGTCTCAATAGCCATACGGAAAGCTCGATATTGAGCATCGAAGTTCTCGGTCTGGCTGATGTGATATCCAAGCAGCATCTCGCTATACGCATCGATGACCTCATAGACCTGCACCGAGCGCATTACCAACTTTCCACTCTCGTATGCCTTATAGTAGAGGTTGAGCTTGGTACCATCACCATACCACAAGGCATCGCGTACCATCGGCATTTCGGTCTTGTGCTGACGAGAGAAGAGCTGCTTGGCTGCATACTCGCCATATACTGCATCATACCACAAAGGCTTAACCTCTGGGCGTTCCAGATACGACAACAGAGCGTTCTTTGAGCGCAGCGGTTTCCACCCCTTGCGCTCTGCTATACGGTTGAACTCTTCGAGGATCTGCTGTGTTGTATAGACAGGAATACGGCTACGGCGCAGGGCGATAATCTGACGACCTGCCTCCTTGGTAATCTTCAAGGTGTTGCCATTGCCAAACTTACCCGACACGAGGCAGATGTAACCCTCGTTGGTGTATTGGCGCAACTTATCACGCAGACGAGCCTCGCTCTTTGGAAGGGTGTGATTATACACCTCACGAAGCTGCTCCGCCTGTGCGAAGATATTAGCCCAAATAACCGGGGTGTTATTGTTGCACGCTCGGCGCATTGCCTTCTGTGTGTTGAGCGAGTCTCGGAG